TCATCGTCCCACGCGGATGGCCCTCACGTAACCCTGCAGACCGTTCACTTTGTCGGCGAGCCTCGCAGCATCGCCTCCCAGCCGCTCATATTTCGCGACACAGCTTCCAAGTACTCCGATCCAGTCGGCTCCGGCGCCATCAGATCCGCTGCCGGCGTTGGCAGTCTTGGAGTTACGGCGTAGCTGGTCGAGCAGCCCGTCAATACGAGCACGCTGAGTGGCAACAGTCTTTTGAGCGGCTTCACGCGCCAGCACGGCGCCGCGGTATTGAGCATCGGCACGATCGGCCTCCTGTTGTGTTGCTCGCTCTATGTCTGAATTCAGCAAGCGAGCGTCGAGTTGGGCTTTGGCGTAGCCTCGGCCGAATTGTTGGGTTCGGTCGTAGCGCCAGGCGAGGAAGATTGCCGCCAGCACAACGCCGACTGCCAGTACGGGCCACAATCGGCGGCTCATGGGGTGTTCAACCAGTCAGGCACTTCACCGGAGGGCTTGGATGCTACCGGGGTAAGCGCCTCGGTCAGATCCTGAGCCGCGCTCCTAGCGGTGGTCGCCGCGGAACTGGCGCTTGTCGCGGCCGCCTTCGCAGTCGTCGCGGCGCCACGTGCTGTTTTGGCTGCGCCACTCACCCTGTTAACAGCATCCTTCGCCGTGTCTGCCGCTACCTGGGCCGTCTCGGCTGCCACATCAGCTTTATTGGCGATGGCCGGCAGGCGCTGCTCGATGATCAGCAAGAGCTGGCGATTGATGTCTTGCATACGTTGGTTCTCGGCTTGATACATGCCACGCGCTTCCAGGCGCTCGCGGTCGAACCAGACGTATAGCGGCGCTCCGAGCACCACGCCACCGATGAAGATCAGGCCGAGATATGCCATCCAGACCTTGATCATCAGCTGCAGTCGATCAGCCTTGTGCATATCGCATCGGCAAAGATGCGCGATCAATTTACTCATCATCGTTTTCCTCGATTGGTAAGGGCTTGCCCGTGAGGCTCGCGATCGTCTCTCGGGCCTCTTTCAGTTGATACTTGAGACGCCCGAAATCGCTCTTCATCGTTGCCCATTCCTTTCGCATCTCCTGCAGGGCGTTGTCGAGCGATTCCGCCTTCAACTTCCATTGATCGCGTTCGGCGATCACTGTGGCTAAGATTCCGCCAGACGCTGTGGCATTCGCCACGCTGTTCTCCAGCGTGCGCATGAGCAGGGGAACGAGATACTTTCCCAGCAAGCCGACAGCGGCTGCCGCCAGCGCCCCATAAAGCCCCGTTTGCCAATCCATTCCCCTACCCCAATACGGCTATTGCCGCCTTATACCGACGTTGACGATCGGCCCACCCATTAGGTAGTCCGTCTCTGTTCTTGCCGTTCACTCGAATGGACAGACGAAAAAAATCGCCGGTGTCGGCGATTTCGTTGCATCCATTTGTCTTCCACCATCGCCCCGCGGAGCGCATACCTTTCACTGGTTCGGTGAGCTGCTGCGGGTCATTAAGCAGGTCGTACCCGAGCGCCTCGCCTGTTGCCCTATGGTTGTCGTAGCCGGTTATCTGGATACCTCCATACCCACGCCACCAGGATCCCGGTGTTGAACCGTGAGCCGCCGCGATGCGGATGGCTTCGGGACGCGTATTGCCGAGATCTGCCCGATTGTCGTAGCGCTTTTGCGCGTCAGTAGGCCCCCAAATCTCGGATAGCCGGGTGTAGCCCATCGTCTCATGCCCAATGGTCGCGAGGAACATGGCTGCACGCTGGGGCGAGACGATGGCGAACTCCATCATTGCTCGCTCGACCGGGTCATACCACTTATCGGCTTGGCCGCTCGACAACCCGGTGGCTGCCGCGAAATCATCTTTCCGCATCTTCACTCCAATATTCTCCGCGACACGGTCACCTGCGAATTAAGCGCCGCTGTGTCGGCCGCTGAGTACATCGACCAATCGCGCACCTGCGGGTCTCCAGTACCGTTCCCGACAACGGCGGCATCGGTCACAATAAATTGCGCCCGTCCGAATCCAGAGCCCTGGATCGCCCATCCGCTGTACCCGTCCGCGAACACGCCGAAGGTGACTGTCACAGGTACGATGCCGCTGTTTGTAAAGCCATAGGACGCACTGCCGCTAATGACCGTTCGATAGGCCGTGATGTCCACCACGCCGGCCGCTGTCGTGCCGAATACGCGAAACGCATAGTCGAGCTCTGACTGCCATACGCCGGTCTTGACGAGGACGGTGTTGGCCCCAGTGGTCGCAATCGAAGCGGTCATCACTGAAGCCTTACCGTTTCCTTCTCCATCCGTATCGCGGATAGCGGCCGGCGCGCCACCGGAAGGCAGCTTCATTTTCTGGGCAAGCCCGCCCCCGCCGTCCAATTCCGCCACGCCATTCGGTTCGCCTTTCATTCTCAAGGGCACTGATTCAGGCAGCGGATTGGCGGCGAAGTAGGCAGCTATCCCTTCGCTAATCTGCTCGTCGGTAGCATCTTTGCCTGCCGCTGGCGGGTTAGCTTGCAGAAAAGCTGCAACCGCATGAGCGACCTGCTCGTCTGTTGCGTCCGCATCGTTGTCGCCGTTTGTTGGCGGGTTGATGTGCAGGTACGCAGCCACGGCTACCGCTATCTGCTCGGGCGTCACGCTGGGCCCAGGCACGCCACCCGAGATCTTTATCAGCTGTGGCGACCTCCCCTGGATGACCATGGACGTCGACCTTGGATTAATGATCGTCAGTGTCATCGCGTCACCTGTGGCGAGACGAGGTACCGACCGCGGAGGATCTTCGTCACAGACCCGTTAGGAAATCTGACTTCAAGGTCGTAAACACCCATCTTCGCGGACAAGGCCGACGTCAATTCGGCGGATAGCTTGAGCGTGATCTTGCCGGCCGGATCAATCGCAATGCGGCCGTTCGCCGAACTGAGCTCGATAGTCACCGCTGAACTCGAATACCGCTCTCGAAGCTGCATCACTGCCGTAGCGCCGGCGAGATTTACCGCTGCACCGTCGTTGTCATTCCACGCGATTTCTCGCGCCCAGGTCTCGCCTTGCTGAATACGCAGGATTGTGTCCATCGTTGCTCCAGGCGTTAAAAAGCCCGCACTAGGCGGGCTGGTTGGGGTCGGTGGGTTCAGCTGACGGGGGCCATCCGACTTGGTAGGCGGCGAGGCCAGCGACATCCAAGCCTGCCACCTCTTCCTTCATCTGGCGCTGGCGGACGTGGATGCGGAAACCTTGCTCCACGCGAGCAGCCATCATGGCGGAGTGAAGACCAGCGAGGCTATCAGCATCCATCGGGACATCTTCATTGGCCTCATCAGTCCAGAAGAACTGGCCGGCCGCAGCGATACCAGAAGCGACCGAATCTTGCAGTCGAAGGCGCGATTTGTCTCCGCCGTCATACTCGTGGCCGTCAAAGGTGAACTTCACGCCAGCGCGTTCCTCGGCGTCTCGCCAGGCTTCTATCGTTGCGGTCGTCGCCAAGCGAATGTCATCAAGGGAAGGACCAGGCATATCCTCGATCGACACGGAGCCGTCGATAACGACGATTGCTTTGCCACTGTACTGAGCGGTCAAAAGCTCGTTGCGCTGTTCAGGCGTGACCATGACAGCGTCTTCGGGGCGATCGTCATCATCGTAGAAGCCGTTCGTAGAAGGAGAAAAGAAAGGCATGATTTATCCTCGTCCGATAGCGATGAAGAAGAAAGCGGTGTTAGCTACGAGCCCTGCGCTATTGTTGGCGAAGAATGTGCCGGTGGTCGCGCTCGCGCTTGACGTGATATTTATCGCGAATCCGCTGTTGGCGTTCAGACTCGCAACGCACGAGAACGGCGCCTGGGCGAAAGCTCGAGAGAATGAGACCGCAATGCCACCGCCAGCGCTGGTCGTAGGGTTTCCCCAGCAAATCTGCAATCCACCCTCCCAATCAGGCAGCTTCAAGTGACCGTTGGCGGCGAGGTTAATAGAGATTCCGCCGCCCAAACCCGCCGGCGTGACAAACCTGACGTCGTTTGTCCGAGCGTTGACATCCGCCTGCAGTGCACGCGGGTAAAGATCACTGAGTGTGACCCATGCCGTGTTGGCCGCATTGCGCCGTTTGAGCAAACTGTTTGCGATGTCCGCCCACGTCATGTGCGGGCCGGCAAGGCTGGCTGGATCCGCGCCGCCCGCGAAGTCGGTGGCGATGGTAGCCAGCGCATTGTTGATTTGCTGCACGGCTGAAAGCCCTGGCAGCGGCGGATTGGTAGAAACTTGGACAGCGGTTTGGGTCATGTCAGTAGCCCTGAGAGATGTGATTCATTTGCCGAGCGACCGGCGTTGATGCGTTGTAAAAGCGGATGTTGAAGCCTGTAGCGTCCTGATTCGTGAGCACGTAGCGGTCATCAGCGATCGCGTCGAGCCAAGTAATCTGGACGTTTGGCGTGGCATGGAAGGGTTTCGGGTATGTGATGCGGGCGCCGGCAGCGGGAATTGTGACGATCTCGCCGCGCTGGATCATGTCGGGGACATCCACCGTCCATGTGAATCGCTCCACGAAAGGCACGATCATCGGATCGCGGGTTTCAAGCACAAGACGCACATCGAAGAAGCGACCCTGGATCAGCCCCGGCACATAGTCCACCCAATCAGTCCACTCCCCCGCTACCAACGCGCTGCGGATCTGCGGTCGAACGTTGTAGAACTGCTGATTCGAGTCGTTCAGAATGTCCGCTTCCGAGAGGAAGTCTTCCAAGGCCAGGATGTTCTCGGAGAAGTTGATGGCGTAGGCTGACAGATCGAAATCAACCCTCACCGGCACCGGGTAGCCAATATCGATGATATTGGCGTCATTCGTCTCATAGACGCCGCTGGCGGGCACGCCGCCATACCAAAGCACATCATCAAGCGCCAGCATGTCCGGAGCGCTCAAGATGTCGCCGGATGCCGCAAGGGTTAGTTTTCCGTCGAAGATGAATGCGCCGCCGCTCACCGTCCCGGACCACGCTGGATGCTCCTGCTTGACGACAAGGACATTGCGTACAAGCGTTGCTCCTGCCACCTGCAAAGAATCCGGCGTGCCGTAGATGACGTCCCCACGCGTTGTGTCATAGCGCGCAGCGACAAAGTACCGGCCATTGCCGACAGCCAGTAGCTCCACGTTTCGCGTGACGGCAATCGTCTGCGAGTTTTGCCATGACGTACCGATACGGATCTCGTATTGCAGCGGCCGGACATCTCCGACCTCATTCCATTTCAAGACTGTCAGGCCATCACGGTAGACACTGGTCAAGCCAGTCACAGTAGGAACAGGCCCAAGCAGACCAGTGACCGTATATGAGCCGTCTTTTGATGTGCCCTTGCCAGTGAGAGTCAATGGCGTGACGGTGACCAGAATGAAATCGCCACTATGCGCCGGGATCGTGAAGGAACGCTCCGTTGTTTCGACGGCGGTGTAGCCCTCTCCATTGATCCGATACTCGACCAGCACACGGCCGGCAGACGACAGAACATAATCCAACCTCACAGCGATATCGTCGTTGGCAACGGCGTTGATGGTCTCCGAGAACGACAGTGCAAATACCACCCCGCCAATCAGCGCACCATCGCGCGGCGGCGTGTAGATGTATGGATTCCACTCCGATGCGTAGTAATTGGGATCGTCGTCCACGGCTTCAAATCGCACGCCCTCATCGTTCGTCGGCTGCGCGTGCACGATCTTCAGGCGGCGGCCAGGTGTGGCAAGCGGATCGAACTGCCACGCCCAGTCCAAAGCAACGATGCCGTCCTCGTTAACCTCGTCGGGGACGGGAAAATCCGCTTGGATGGGTGCGATCGGATAAAGCGTGTCGTACTCACCGGCAACAGTCCCACCGGGCCCGCTCACCTGAAACGTAATGAAGTGGCCCAGCGGGCTGCGCAATGTCATCCATCCGAAGGTCGCCGCGACGGGCACAGAGCGATCGAGACGTAACGCGAACCGCGAGCCACCCAGCAGACGGCCGGCGTAGCCCCAAACTGTCAGATCGTGGCTGACCTGCACCACGTCGCCCCGCGTGCACATCATGCCCTCGATGTCCATTTCCCACACCACGCGGCGGCGGTGGAAAAGCTGACTAGCGGCAATCAGGTTCACCTCACGCCCTGCCAAAGCCGCATCCGTAGTCCCCTCGAGGTCTAGCTTCAACGGGCTGTTCAGCATGGGCGCGCCGGGAACACGCACGCGCACTTCGTCCGCTTCCCAATTGCGTGCGGGGTTAATAAAGGTGCCGACGATCTCATCAACCGTGGCATCTGCATAGGACACTTCAAACGTGCCGGCCTTGATGTTGTATGGCCCGATCATGCCCACGTAGGGCTGATTCGCAGCGTCCCATATCACGCCGAGCTTGCCGGTCTGCCAGGTGTAGGAGGCACGGCCGGCGCGCGCGATCATGCTTAGCATTTCGTGCGACGTCTTCTGCTGCGTTAGCACATAGTCGAACGTCAGCCCGCGAGCATGGCACCAAGCCGCCCAAGCGTAGATAGCATCGAGTTCGACCTCCGAATAGAGCATCCCACAGCCCCACACCCGATTGCCATCGCCGTCCCGATGACCTACCGCAAACCGCAGAAACCACCAAGCCGGATTGCGGGTGTGCTTGATAGTCCACGTTGTGCCGTTGAAGGTATTGCACTTGGCCTCAACCATGCCGTTAAGTTGGGCGATCGAGCCGTTCAACTGTGCTGTGGCCCGAACCCGCACACCAAGTCGAGTCTGTCCGGTGTAATCGGCGGGCGTGTCCTGATAAGCCCGGATTTGGCTGACGGATACAGCATTGCTTTCGAGGCTCGTAGCAACGTCCTCATTCATCTTCCGCACGCGGACTTCATACTGACCGTGACCGGTATTGAAGCTGACAGTCATTCGCACCGGCTTGCTGGAACTGCCGATCAAGCGTGTGTTCGAGGTGGTCGTGTACCCGATAAGCGGATCCGGCGCCACGCCAGACCAAGGCCGGCCCAACTGATATGGATGGGGTAGCCAGCGCCACTCGTAGGTAGTGCAATACTGCGTTTCTCCCACGTCGCCACCACCAGACGTAAAGCACTCCTGATACTGCTCGCCGTTGACGTGGTCAGCTGCGTTCAGCGATCCATACCGAATCTGCGTCCAATAGCGGTTGTTCTGGTCGTCATTCGCATTGCTGTAAACGCCCAAGGCCCAGTAGTGCGTCGCGTAGACAGGATCGGTGTAACCTCCGATCGGCACCCAATTTCCCTCTGGATAGCTGCGGTACTCGACCTGTACCTCGACGGCATTTGACTCAAACGCACCAGTCTGCGGGTTGACCTTGTACACCTGGCCCACGAGTTCGACCTGCACATGGTAGGTGTCAGCCGGCGTAATTCGTGCGTTCCATCCGTCTGCAAACAGCAGATCGAAACCCTGCAGCGTATCGACGTTATCCGGCACCAGAGTCAATTGCCCATCGTGGGCCGAGCGTTGAATCTCGACGCCCTGATAGTTCACGATCGGAGTGTCACCGATCCGAAGATCGGTAATGTCGATTTCCTCCTGCACGCCAAAGTGAAACGCCTGGTTCAAAAACTGGTCGTCACCCTGATAGAACGTGTGCGGATTGCCGGCCAGGTCGGGATATACGCGGTGCCGGCCAAACACCACCATCATCGGCTCAAACGGCCGCGAGCGGTTAGAAGCTGCGCCGATGGCGAAGCTGGGCGCGTCGGCATTCTGTTGTGCGAGGGCGGGAGTGGATGGCTTGGGAAGTGGGAGAAGCTTTTGTATTACAAGGCTGCCGCCAATCATTACGACGGAGGCTGCTGCTGCCCCCGCCATAAGAGCTCCACTTGACCCAATAGCAACATTTGCAGCTTGTGCGTAAGCTCCAGCAGCCCAAGCACCCGCGCCAGCTGACGCAACAGCCACCGCAATCAATGCAACCGTGCGCAGGACTTTATTGCCGCCTCCGCCGCCTTCCACTCGACCACGGACGACAATCTGATCGCCCAAGCGAGGAATCAGTCTGTCCCACAGCGCATCCGGAACTCGATAACCGTTATGCCAAACAGCCACGGGTCCGTTCGGCATAACCACGCCAGTCCGAATTACGTAGGCGCCAAGCGTCTCACGATCGAGAAACGGCTCGAAGCAAACAGCACGACGATCGGCAACTAGCGGGTGCGGCATGCTGACGAGCGCGGGCGATTGAGCTACAGCCATTGATAAAAGCCTTCAAGTTTGAAATGAAGCCGCGTCATCTCGCGCAGCTTTTGTCTAACAACAAATCCACAGCCACGATCCGCATGTAGCACCCACCATTCGCCGGCAATCCAGCACATCACGCCGATATGGCAGAGCCTGCCGCGGCCCTCGAACAGCGCCGGCTGGCCATCCTTCGCTGCACCGATGCGTGATGCCAACTCATCTTTGAACTGCAGAATTTGCTTGGTTTGCTCTCGTAACGTAGTTGCGTGTGAACAGGGAAGATCCACTGCTTTTCCGCTCACTTCGGCGCTGACACGCGACGCAAGAGATGCACAATCACCCTCCCCTGGGATGTACGGCTCGAACACGTATTTGTCTGACCAGTGCATAAAAGTCCAGGCAATAAAAAACCGCCCGAAGGCGGTAGTTTTTTACTTTCGGCACTCCACTGTGCCGCTTTCTATAGATCGCCTTGCGGCTCCTATCATTCGATCATCCCAAACGCCATGATCAGCAACCGAGAGCTTTATCTCAGTACTGGATGCGTTTAGGGATCGTAATTCCGCGCGATATAAATCGCCATCACTGATGGGCGGCATACCAGTGCGGACTTGGGCTGTGCCGCTTTCGGCATAGAAGCTGCCCGCAGTCGAAGCAGCTGGCGAACAAGCCCGCGCCTGAACGTCTGCCCGACGATAAGCCTCATTGAGGCTGTATGGGATAACAAAACTTTGACTGGTGTAGTCCTTGCCTGGTTTCATCCCTGCTGCACAGCCGGTTATTAAAATAACGACCAAACCACCCGCCAATTTCACGTACATAGCCCCTCCCCAATGAGAGGAAAATCTACCACAACCCCGGTGCGCTTTGCGGGTTGAACGTCTTTGCTACAGCCGATCTTCCAAGCGTGTTGACGAAACCCAACTGCGCCGACACCTTCTGGTTGTCTATCTTTAGGCCGGTCATGTCCATCGTCATGTCGTACTCCAGCAGATTCGGAAGACTGGGAGCCACCATCATCATGCGGCAGCGAGCGCCCTGCCCACCGCGGCTGACTTCCAGCCACTGGGTAAGCTGTTGCCCGATATTGTCGACCGAAAGCGTGGCTTGTGGAATTTGACCCTCAATGTCGTCGGGCAATAGCAACTCGAATGCAGTGGCCAGAAACGTGTTGCCCTGGCTGACGATGCTTTCGGTGTTGTTCACCACGCGGATTGCGACCACCAGATCCACATGAGTGATCTCCAGCAGAACCAACATAGGCTCCGTCGAACTGGTGGCCAAGATGTTGCGGCGTCCAGAAAGCGAGATATTGCGCATCAGCCTACCGTCTCGATCGAACTATTGAAGAACCAAAGCGGCCCCATCTTGCTCCAGCCAATGGAGCCACCCACCAAACGGCCTTGCTTCGAAACAGCATCGACCGGATCAACAAAGGTGAACCAAGCGCTACCGCCGAATAGTGAGACCCGATGGAAAGTGTCGAACGCCAGCCTTTCCGCCGTACTGCGAACCATTACTCGAACGGTGCGAGTGACAATCGGTTTGGTACGGCGCGGACGCTGTTTAGCAAGCCCGCCGTCCATGTCACTTCTCAGCATTCCGTAGTCTGGCGCCTCACCGTAACCCTCTGTCAAAATGCGCGCGTAAGCAGGAAAGTTCGGCGTCGCCATTATCCCATCGCTCCTTTCATTGCGCGAGCCATTGGCCCGTTGGTCTTCATGTCGACAATGAACACGTCTTGGATCATGCGCCGACCATCAAACCGCATATCCCCGCCTTTGGCTTGTAGGGGCTGGCTCGACTGGTTGATCAAGTTGAATTCAACTTGAGGGGCAGCTTGCTGCGAACTACTTCCTGTAAGCGCCTTCAACGGGGTGACTGAACCCGATTGGTTGCCCATCATCAGATACTGCTTGCTGCCCACTTTCGCCAATTCAGGCGATCCGTTCTCGTTGACGCGATACATCGAGCCTGACGAAACCGGCCCGCCGATCGCACGTCCTCCAGAGATATCCAATGTTGGGATAAACCCATCGCTTCCTGGTTGGTAAGCAGATGTCGATGCAGCGCTAGACGCTGCAGCACCGCCAAATGCTTGACCCAGCATCCCCGCCAGTCCAGAAATCGCCTGCCTCGCATAAACCCGCGCCAAGTCGGAAATGATGCTGTCGGCAAAGCTTTTGAAGTCGACCTTGCCTTTGGAGATGAACGAGGTCAACTGATCTTCCATTCCTCCGAACACCGTGCCAAAGATGTTGCCGGCACTCTTGTAGGCATCGGCAGCACTGTCGGAGTAGTTCTGGAAAGCGTTCTCGAAACCCAGCTGCCAGCTCCCTCGAAGCTGATCCTCCTGCTCGTAGAACTCACGCTGCGCTTGGAGAGCGACTTCCTGTCCATCAGCGATCGCCTTGCTGGCCTCGGCGTACTTATCACTATTGATAAGCCCGTCTTTAGCCGACTTGTTCAGTTGGTCCAGATAGCGCTGGTACTCTCGGCGAATACCCGTCTCGGACTGCACGCGCTGACGAGTCCGATCGCCCTGCCCATATGCTGAGAGCGTTCGGTCGTACTGCTCTTGACGGCTAGCCTGAGACGACGTCATAGACGCTTGAATCTGCGCTGCTCGTTCCTCGAGCTTGATCAGCGCCTCGCGCTGCTTCACCTCAGCAGAGATCGCAACGTTTCGATCGAGTTGGGCGCGGATGGCGTCTTGATTTGCCAGCAAACTCTTTTGGTCTGCCGTCAGAATCTTCTTTTCTTTCAGGTCGGCGATCTGCTGCTCAAACTTGGCTCGATCTTTCGACGCATCAGTGATCTTCTTCTCGCCGTCTGCCTGGGCTCGCAGCGACGCTTCTTGTTCCTTAAGCTGCAGCAACATTGTTGCCGCCGCGCTGTCGCGGTAGGCCTTTGGCGTCGCAGTCTTCGGATCCTTGTACTTGTCGTCAGACAGAGCAATCCGATCGTTGATCTCCTTTTCGCTCAGGCCATTTGCTGCTCCAATGCGGCGGATTTCCCGTGCCGACTTGGCCCGCTGCTGTTCCTTGGAAGCGATAGAGTCGTCTAGGCGGGCCAACTCCTGACGAGCTGCAATCTTGCGCTTCTCTTCCTCTACTGACCGAGCGTCAAGGGCTACGATCGCCTTTTGAGTATCTCGCTGCTCGATAAGCATTGCGAGGTTGTCGCGGGCGCGCGAGAGGCGTGCAGCACCGTCAGCATTCAGCCCTGCGCCGCCAGCCTGCCTGGCCTCGATCTGGCTGATAGCCTCCTGCGCAGTGCGGATCTGGTCGCCAAGCGGGTCGACACTACCTCGACCGATACCTTTCGCGGCATCGACGGCGCCTAAAGTGGCATTTTTGACCGCATTCCAGCCGCGCTCGATAAAGCCAAGATTTTCCTGAACATCCTTTGTGCGGTTGGCGACCGTATCAGCATAGGTCGTCATCGCCAGCTTCACCGCTCCCTGAGTATCACCTTGCTTCTGGAGCGCAACGATCTGGTCGTACACCGCGACCGTCAGATAGTTGTACTGTTGGTTCAACGCCGCTGACGCCTGCGCCGGCTCTTTCCCCAAGGCAATGAACTGCTCGATCGTTTTCTCGACCGCCTGACCGCCCGTCTTCTCCAACTGCGCCGCGGCGGTCGTAACTGTCTCAATCATGGCGCCGGTAATTTGGCCCGTAGACACCGCAGCCGTTGCGATCTCGGCCGCCTGGCTTTGCGTCACTCCGGTGGAAGTTGCTACTGAAGCAGCAAGCGTTTGGAGCGACGTGACCGTTTGACCGGCAAAGTTGCCGCTCTCAATCAGCGCCTTGCTGAACTTCGCTGCCTCCTGCGTACCGGAGTAATACGCGTAGGTCACGCCGGCCACTGCCGTTGCCGCAAGCGTGTAGGGGTTGATCAGCCCAAGCAAGCTACTGCCAAGTGCCTTAGCTGCCGGCACGACCCCGCCAAACATGTCCTTCAGCTGTCCGCCTTGCTGCAGGAGAACCGTCAATGGCGCCTGCCCACCTTGCAGGCCGACCACAATGTCAGTCAACTGCGCCGGCACACCTCGCATTGCCGCAGCCGTGGCTTTGGCAGACATACCAAGGCTAGCCGTGGCCGTGCTGGCTGCAGTAATCCGCGCAACAAAAGGGGCTGCGGCGTTTGCCACACCGGCCTTCTCAGCGCGAAGCTGAGCGTACTCACCTTTAGTCAGCCCAACGCGATTGGCCTCATTTTCCAACGCCTTCAGAGTCCGGCGACCTGCTGCGCTGATCCGGTTCCCAGCGTCGTCAGAAGCCTGACCTAGCACCTTGAAAGACGCAGACGAGGATTGTGCGGTCTTGTCGACCGTCTTATTCAAGTCCTGGACAGATTTCTTGATGCCATCGATGCCAGCAGTCGCTTGGGTGCCATCTACCCCTACTTGCAATACTGTTTTGCCAGCAACGTTCGTCATATCAATCCCGGTGCATTTCTTCTAACGCTGCCATCTCCATGACACGGATGTCATCGAGAATCGTCGTCCAATCACTTCGCTTGATCCCCTGCGTCCGCATCACGAACGGCAAGGGCCCATAATCCAGCCCGGTCGCGCCCGTTATGCCGACACGCCACTGGGTACCCATCGAAATGAATACGTCGACGGATCGTTCGTTTTCAGCCCAAATCTCAACCCCCGTAGGTCTCACGTCCTCGACTGAAAGCCCAAACGCCCCAAGCTCCTTAGCGTCTGGCACCTTCCAGTAGAGGGCCTGGCCTACGGCCGTTAGTTTTTTGTGCGGGCCTTGTTGAGCTCGGCTGTATAGCAGTGGAAGATCGCCGGAACCGCTTGGTGATAGTTCTGAGTTACCTGGTTGAGCGCTTCAACCGAAAACTCGGTATCCACGTCTTTCCAGCCCTCGATGATCTCCGCCAGAATCTCGCCGTCCGATGCTTCGGACTTGCCGACACGATCGAAGTACTCTCGTGCTTCATCGCGCGTTTTGTGCTTGAAGATTAGCTTGAGGTCTGCATCTTTCTCGCCGGCGACCGGGATCTTCGCCGTCCCCTCGAAAGTTGGTTTGGCTATGACCTTAAACATTAGGCCCCCTCTGCGCTGTATCGGGTCGGCTCGCCGGTCATCGAGAGCGTGACGGTCAGGGCCATCGCTTCGTTCTTGGTAGTGCTCGGCATCTTGGACATGCTGACATAGGCATTGAACAGAATGATGGAGCCAGACGGCAACTGGAAGCGGACTGCCCGCGGTGTGCGATCGTCGTTTGCTTGTGTCAGCACCGGGTAATGGGCGAGCGTGTCATCGTCGGCGATGGTGAGCGTCATCTGCATGGCGCTGCGAATGGTCGGGATTTGGCGCTCGTCGCCCGTATCTTCGAGGAACGAATAGTTGTAGAACTGCTGTTCGCCACCGGACGATGCCGATTCCAGCACCTGGCTGATCTGCGTCCAACCCGAGACGCTGCGGGCAGTCCCCGCGCCACCGCCAGCTGGATAGCGGATAACGCTCGTGGTATTCACGCCGTCGAGCTCAAAGGTTCCGGCATCTGCATCGGCAACACGTCCAATGCGGCCGGCAAGGGACGACCAGCCAGAATTTACTTCGACGATAGCGCCGTCAGCGAAGCCATGGGTGGGTGCGCTGACGACGGCAGGGTTGGCGTTCGAAATGCCGGTAACGGGTACGGCAACCCCGTAGGTGGATGCGATCGATACAATCGCGCCGTTCGGAAGGCGGACGGTCATTGTGGAGCTCCAGTAAAAAAGCCACCCGAGGGTGGCTGTTGCGGTTGCCCGAACGGGCGGTTAAGTGGTGAACCAAATGGAAAAGTCTTGCTGCGACCCATACCAGCCGGTCGTTTCTTCATATCGGGAAAGCGCACCATTCAGCGTATCGGCCAACAATGTCGGGGAGAGCCTTACTGCGTCCTCGGCCTGTCGGATGATCGAGCCGGCTTCGGAGCGAGTCTTCGCCCACACGTTTATCTGAAACCGTCCATTCCGCTTGTCGGGCACGCCAGAGAGAAAATTGATTGGCTGACCACCCACCTGCTGGTAAACGATGAAAGGAAGCACGGGATTTTGCGGCGCGATGTCCGGGTAAGCTCGATTTCCTACCAGACCTTTCAGTACCGTGAACAAGTCACCTTCGACACTCATCCTGTCTCTCCTGCATCCGGCAATTGAGCGGGCCCAGCGATCTGCTCGGCGAGCAATTCGCCCATCCGTTCAACCGCGCGCTTTTCCATTGCCTTGATGACTTCTCCAGCGCGATCCCCTGCACGGCGAATGAATCCGACAGCAGTCGTCTGCTTCATGACGCGCTTGCCGCCTTCATTGACCGCGTAAAGGTGGCCGTTTTCGACCAGCCAACCATGAGGCGCTTTCTTGTGGTTCCACGAGACTTCGTAGACCTTGATTTGGCCGTTGGATAAGTCATCGGCAAAGACACGATAGATCGAATCCCTAAGTTTCCCGGACACCACCGGGACCAAATGCCGCGCTTCGTCGTAGTAGACAATCGAGCCGGCATGCGCCACCGATCGATACACCTTTTCCTGCAGGCCGCTCTCCAGGCGATCCAAATCACCGATGAGGTTGCCTTCGAAGCGGAGTGAAATATTGTCAGCCATTGGCCGTGTCCAGTCGCTCACAAACCAGATCAGTGTGCTGCCGGCCTGCCTCATCGTGCAGCACCGCTTGTATGCCGTAAACGGCGCCGGCGTGGATCACGCGCATTGCCGCGGTTATTCCCGGTCGGTACCGAATGCGGATTGAATATCGGGCCGCCGACACCTGAGAATCGGAAGCTGCCACCTCGAGGCCCGATTTTGCAGCGATGTTCGCCCATGCCGTGGCTACGTCCACCCATGCGTCAACTGGCTGCCCTGCGGCATCTTGCTCGCCGATCTCCTTTTGAATCACGACGGCTCGGTTCAGGCTTCCTGCTCGCAACATACTGGCTCCTTAAAACCGCTTGCGCGTCCAGAGCAAACTGGTGACCGCAAGGGGTACGGCGGTGGGAGCGGCGCCAACCACCACCGTCTCGCGGTTTGCATACCAGTGACCGACGAGTAGCAAAACGGCCTGCTGCACATCGGTGGTGTAGCCCATCTGCTCTGGCCCTGGTATGCCCTCTTCCACGATCTCGCAATTGCAGTGCTGCGCCACGAAAGCTTTTGCTGCAGATATGTAGACCTCGATCAACAGATCCTCGGAGTCGTGGTCGACGCGCAGATGCTGCTTGACGATGTCCAGATCCATTATTTGTTCTCTTTCGGGCCGGTTTGCTTATTGGCCGCAGGCTTGGCTTCTACCTTGGCCGCAGGCTTCACTTCTTCCGCCAGGCCACGGCCGATCAGGTCATGCGCATACTTGCTGTCGACGTTCTTGAACGTACGGCCGGCCTTGATCGCGGTCATTTCGGGATCCAGCGTGCGCGAGTCATCTTCAAATCCCCACTTGATCTTGATATCCATCTTGCTCTCCGATGTGGGAGGGGCCGAAGCCCCTCCCGTTGGATCAGGCTGCGAACGTGCCCTTCACGAAGGCGTAGGGACGGCGCACAGCCAGGCCCAAGCGCTCTTCCACCAGCACAACGCGCTGGTTCTTGATGAAGTCATCGTTGATCCAGCCAACCTTGACCGTGAAGGCCATGCGGTCGTAGATGCGGGCACCCTGCGCGAACGAGCCGACGAGGAACTCGCCGCCCGTGTCTTCGCCGTCGCCTTCATCCATGCTGTCGGATGCAACAACCGGCCGGCCCCAAAGAACCGGGGTCACCAGCCCCTGCAGATTGGCGAACAGGTAGCGATTGTCGGCGTCCTTCTGCAACTCGACGTTCATCCAGTCGAGCTCGGTCATGACCACCGCGTCGGCGGATCGCTTGGACTGCTTGCGCACTTGGTAGATCGCACGGCGAACCGTGTCGATTGCCGTGTCGCCAGCCTTCGACAGGGCCGCGTCGAACGTGGTGGCCTGCGTCATGATGCCGTTGAGGTTGTTGCCGGCACCCGAACCCTTGAGGATCTGACCTTCTTCAGCCAGCTTCAGGTCGTAGCGCAGCAGTTCCTGGATGTAGCTGTAGAGTTGCGGCACGTCGTCAAGCGCTTCGTCAGTGACGGGCATCCAGACGGCGATCTTCTTGACCGTATCGGTCTTCTGCTCGAACGTGACGTTGCTCTGCGGCTTAGCGCCACCTTCTGCCACCATGCCGGCGCCGCGCGTGTGCAGCAGTTCGACGAAGTAGCTGTAGCTTTGGCCGGTCACGGGCGTGGTCGGGATCAGATCGCGGATCTTGAGCTCTTGGCGCGGTTTGTCCTGAATGAGCGGGTCGTAGTTCGGCGCCACGATGCCGGCGCTGGTGACCTTCACTTCCGACATCGACGCCAAGTCGCCCTTGGTGATTTCGATTTCGGCCTTGTCCTGCTTGCGCTCGACGAGTTGCTTGTAGGCGTCGTTGCCCTTCACGAAGTCGATGAAGCCCTTCTTCTCGGCGCCGGGCGTGCGCAAACGAACGCCTTTTTCTTCCAGCTCTTGCACCTTGTCGATGACCTTTTGGACTTCGCCCTTTTGATTCTCGATCTGGCCCTTGAGTTCGTTGGTGACCTTCTCGCCTCGCTCTTGGCCTTCGATGACTTGGTCGTACTTCTTCTGCAGCCCTGCGAAACCGTCTTTCAGTTGCAGCTCGAGAGCGCCTTTGATTTCATTGATGTCCATTAAATGGCTCCGAAATGAGATGTGAATAGTTGAGAAACTGCCTTCAGCTCATCCACGATCTCCGTGGCCTCACTGCCACCGTCACGGTGTAGTGCGGGATAGCCGAGCGAAGCGACTGCCGCCGCTTCCTTCTGCGAGAGCCCCATGCGATCACGCAAGGCACCCTCGAAAAGACGTATGTCCGATTTCACGCTCGTGACTTGCGCTTCTGGGTTCATGCCGAAGGGGACGACAGATGCCTCCCACAATTCAGCCTCTTTGATGACCCGGACGGTGCGGCCAGCGCGCTCTTCGTAGGCCGCGGTTATGGTATTGAAGCCGATCGACATACTGTCCAGCGTGCCGTCCTTCATCAGCTCGTAGGCGTCACGCGCATACGAGACGTTCAGATTGATCTTGCCCTTCACGTAAAGGCCATGGTCGTCCTGCCGGAAATCGGCCGCGCCAATCAAGCGGGTGAGATCATGAAAAAGGGCCAGCTTTAGCTGACCCTTTCGTGTGGTTTTCACCTTGGTGAACGCCCCTGGGATGATGATGTCGTCACCCAGGTCGATGTTGTTGAATACCGAGGCATAACCCTCGAAATTGCCCGCATCATCGACTGCTTTAACGTCGAACGGGACTTCAAGTTTCGTTAGCATTGCTTTCCATCTCCCACAGAGTGACCCGGCCGTAATCGCCTCCGAGACGAGGAAGGTTCTCCAAATCGCGGACGTCGTCTACCGACATCCACCCAGATCCGTTATTGCCGCCCAAGGCGGCTGTGTAGTAAGAGGCCCGCGCGGCGCTATCGCCGCGCAATAGGCCTTCCATGCTGAACTCGACAAACAACGTGCTGTCGGCAAACAGCTTGTCGTTGATCTCGTCCTCGATCGCCTTCACATACGGGCCCAGCCCGTACTTCACGAATGTGCTGTCCTGTTGCTCCAGGTTCGAACCCTGAATCGAAGTCTTGCCAGCGCGGTTAGCGAGGTAAAGCGGCACGCCCCAAACACCGGCGAGCGCTTCTTCTTGAAATTGCTGCGACTCGATGAACTGGCTGTCTTTCTGACTGATGCCGGCCGGCACGATCGATGGGCCGCCCTGCAAGATGGCCATCTTCCCAATGTCTTCGACATCACCTTCGCGAATGTCAGGGAATTTCTTGAGGATCTGCTCCTGCTGGGTTTGCGTCAGGAATTCCTTATAGACAACGTAGCCACCGGTAAACCCGCCCTTGCGCATGAAGCGCGCTGACCAGTCCTGTGCGGTCTTCGCCAAGCCCATTGACTCGGCCATGCATTCGACAGGCGACATGCCGTTGATGCCATCGGCACTGAACAGCTTGAAGTGCAGCATGTTCTCAGGCGACACCGGAAATCGCTTGCCCTGCAACGTCACCCAATAGACCAAACCGTCGTCAGTGTTGACCTCGACATCATCAGCGCTCACCGGCACCGTACCAATCCATTCGTTCTGTCGGTTGCGCTCGATGATCGCGAAACCGTTGCCCCGCAACGCCATGTTTACGATCATGGCTTTGAGGAAATTCAGCCGGGTCATGTATGGATTAGGCTTACGCAGCAAGCGGGCGTTACGCCCCGTCTTTGGCGCCAGTACACGCACGCCTGTCGCATCGTCGTAAAGCTTCTGCGGTAGCCCCGCGCCAGTCTCGCTTAAGACTTTGACGCACGACCAGACGATCGGGATCGTCATCGCCTTGGTCGGCGTGATCACCAAGCCGGATTTCGTGCGCCGGCCGCCAATGGTCGCGTCAACCTCGACATAGTCCCCAGTCGCAGGATCGGTGTACCCGAACATGCGCCAGGACAGCGGGTTGTACCAACGAGATGCCATATTTAGCCTATAAGCCCAAAAAAGCCGTGTTCGATGTAATTCGCGATACCGCCCTGCGCCGCTGGATTCAGCGACATGAGGGAGATAGCGTTGAACGTGGCCATCAGCGGGTCAATCTTTGCGTACCCGGAAGCCTGTTTTGTGATGATTACGGCATTGCCCGCTGGCACGACCTTCGCGTTGCTAACGCACCAAGCCATCATCGGCTTGCCGTCGTGCACCAACTCGCCCTCGGCCAGCTTTCGCTCCGATGTCTTAATGGCGCCGGTCAGCTTCCACCCTTGAGATATGCCAATGACCTTGTCCGGCGACACTTCCGCCTCTGCGATAGCGTCAAGTACTGCGCCGATGCCGGCCGGATCGACGCCAACACGATCGAGCAGTCCTGACGCGTCCACCTGAGCAACCAACTGCGCCACCTCTGCCACGTCTTGGCCAATCTGCTCAACTAAGGTCAACGACCCATCGCGCGCAAAATCGCGTAGCCGCGGCGCAATTTCCTGGCGCCGCTGCAATACCGATGGATGGGCCCATGCATGCGTCCACAGAAGCCACCGCCTGGTGCCCTTCTCACGACCTACCGCAGCAAAGCCCAGTAGATCGTCCAGCCCGCCGCCGTCGATTCCGAGATCAATCACTTCGGATCGTTCGATGAGGTCTTCCAGAGTCAGTCCGATCTCTACGCCCTGATCCTCCCAGAATTCCGCGCCAGCCCAACGGTCTGAGCGCAGCGCCAGGCCTATTTCAACGTTGCCATGCTTCGCCATAAAGCCGCGGAACGATTCCTCGCCCCCCGCCTTGGCTTTCGCGTATTCGCGTGTTAGAAACGCCTCATCTACCGAATACCCGAGGTTCGGGTTAACCATCGCGAGGTTCTCGACCTTTAGGTGCTCTTTCGACGCCACCATCTCGGGCGGATGTTCGAAGATCACCGGCACAAAGCACCGATCTTCGATCTTTCCGTCGCGTACATCGCGTGCGTACTGCAGTTTTTGCTTGAAGACGCCTGCTGGCGGGTCGTCAGATTGCGTCGTCAGGTAGATCACGAAGCCTTCAGGCCGCGATGCCAAGCCACCGATCGCCTCGCGCAGCATGTTTTCTGCGTTCGTCTGCTTGCCGAAGAGCCACAGCTCGTCTACCAGGGTGCCGACCGACTTCTTTCCGCCGACCGTGTTCGAGTCAGCCGCGACAACCTTGAGCGTCGCACCTCTCTCACGGTGGGTGATTGTTTTGATATGGGTCTGGACGTGGAGAAGATCGCTCAGATCCTCGTCCTTTTGCGTCATGTCGCGAGATGGCGCAAAGCTGTTGTTCGCGATCTCGATAGTCGGCGCCAGAATCGAGAACTCTGCCGAGTCGCGCCAGTTCAAGATGATCGCGGTGATCATGATGCCGGCCGCGATCGTGGACTTCGAATTCTTTTTCGGCAGGCAGATAAACCATTCCGTGATCACCCGCCGGCCGCTTACCGGGTCGTACGCCCCGAAGATCGAAGCGACTAAGTCGAACACCCACTGGGCACATGCTTCGCCAAAGGTTGGGCTTCCTGGCGCGTCTACGATCTTCAATTGCTTGAAGACGTCCAACGCTTGCTCCGCCGACTCAGGAAATATGGGCGGCGGAATGATCGTTTGGCCCGCGCGCAGGCGTTCCGCCCAGTCTGGGCACGCTGTCGTCCATTCCATGGCTTATCGACCGCCCGGGATCATGCGTAATGGTGGTGCTGTCGACGAAAACTTCCCGCCCCCGGCCTTTTTCGCGGCGTCCTTCGCGGCGTCTTTCTTACCCGGCTCCGGCACCTTTGCATGCACGTAGGGCATCAGCGCCTTTGCCGCCTCAAGTCGCAACTTGGGCTCTTCGCCCAGGTCATTCATCAACTGGGTGAGGTAACGCTTGGGATCTGAGCTGTAAAGCGCGTCGGTAAGAGCTTGGTCGTCGGGAGGCGGCGCTTCGGCGTTGGTTGCGGCGGCGCTTGCTGCCGGTGCGGCGTTAACAGGCTTAACAAGGTCACCGCTGCCAGCCTTTCGTGCGAGTGCCGCGACCACGTCCTGATGCTTGGCCAGACGTGAACCTGCCGGGCCCGCAGTTTCAAGGCTGTAGCCCGCAGAAATGGCGGCTTGTTTGTTGGACGCTCCTTGGGCCTTTGCCTCAACAAACTTGCGTTGCTTGGCGCTCAAGGACATTAACAAACCTATTAACAGGGAAATTTTCTCTGAATGCGGGAACGGGCGGTCTAGGGTTTCGGGCTCCCCCAAGAATCCACCCCCCCCTACCCTCGGCACCCGCGGGAATGCCCCGCAGGCCGCTCCACAGGCCCGCTGCAGGGCGCTCGCAGCGGCGATAGGGAACCGCGCACTTCAATCAAGAGCGCGTCTCCTACGGCCTCTTATCGATCCGAAAGCTGACCGCTCGCTGCACCCATCGATTGACCTTGTGCCAGTCAGGCTCCAAGCCAGTCAACAGGTGCATGATTGCGACGCCGTGGATATAGGGATAGATCCACCACGCCACCCGGACGCGCACGATGATCGGCCTGCTGTTCATATCGACTGCGCCTCTTCGCGCTGCTTGATGCTGTCGTGACATGGCTTGCACAGCGGTTGCCAGTTCGCCTTGTCCCAGAACAGATTCATATCGCCTCGATGCGCAACCTTGTGGTCAACGACAGTTGCCGCTGCCACTCGCCCCTCACGCTCGCAATAGCAGCAGAGCGGATGCGACCGCAGATAACCCAGTCGTGCCTGCTGCCACTTATAGCCATACCCGCGCTGCGCCGATGTGGACTTGTCCGTGCGCCACGAGCCCGGCTGCATCGTCGCCAAGCGATTACCGACCAACGCTACACGTGGCTTCAATGTTGTGAGCTTGGGCATCAATCAGTTCCGCATATCGTCAGTAGCCGTAGTCCATTTCGATAGCCATGCATCGTCCAACTGAAAGGCCCAACGCGTTGCGGCATTTGAGCTACAGCGCAGTGCGATATATTTAGTGTATGCACAAATAGTTCTTGCACAGAGTACTTAATGTGCATACAATAAGTACATGGACATCACATTCGATCCCGCCAAAAACAACGCCAACGCAGAGAAGCACGGCGTGGCACTGACCGACATCGCCAGCTTCGAATGGGATACCGCAGTTATTGCAGCAGATACCCGCAAGCAGTACGGCGAGAACCGCATGGTTGCTTTGGGCTACATCGGTGACCGCCTCTACTACGCGGTTTATGTTGACCGCAACGACCAGCGCAGAATCATCAGCCTGCGTAAGGCAAATTCAAGAGAGGTGAAACGATATGCCGAAACTTAAAGCGGGGACGATCATCCCCACCGCAGCAGAGGATGCCCAGATTCAAAAGGGCATCGATGCCGATCCGGATACCTATGTCATGACTGACGAGGAATGGGCGAAAGCTAAGCCCGTCGCACGCATCGGCCGTCCGAAGGCTGATGTGACCAAGGAGCGCATCACCATCCGTTTATCACCCGAAGTCGTGGATGGCTTTCGATCCACGGGCTCAGGTTGGCAAACGCGCATAGATGCAGCGCTCAAGGACTGGCTGCGCAACCACAAGCCGGCGGACGCTCGTTAAAACAGCCCTGCCGGCTGGCTTTGCACGTCCCAGCTAAATATCAGCACTTCGCCTGCCTCCGCGCCGCCGCCACCGCCTCCGACCGTATAGCGCAACGTCGTGCGCTCGAAGTGGAAGCCGTCGAACACTCGGCGTATGTCCGGATGGTCGTTTAGGCTCACGATCGCCCGCCCTTTCATCGTGCGCATAGCGTTGGCCATGTGCTCGTAATGGGCGAAGTCGAATTCGACGCCGTATCCCTCGGTCTGCCAGTAAGGCGGATCCATGTAGAAGAACGTGTGCGGCCGGTCGTATCGTTCGACGCACTCCAGCCACGGCAGATGTTCAATAAAGGCACCGCACAGCCGCAGGTGTGCGGCAGATAGGGTCTCTTCCAGGCGCAGCAGGTTCAAGCCAGGCGGCTGCGTCGTCGCCGTCCCAAATGTCTGGCCATCCACCTTGCCGCCGAAGCAGGCTTGTTGGAGATAGTAGAAGCGCGCCGCCCGCTGGATGTCCGTCAGCGTCTCGGTGCGCGTCATCTGCATCCACTTGAACACTTGCCGGCTCGTCAGCGCCCACTTGAACTGGCGCACGAACTCTTCCAGATGGTTCTGGACGACGCGGTAAAGATTGACAAGCTCACCATTGACGTCATTGAGCACCTCGCACTTGGCCGGCACTTGGCGCATAAAGAACAGCGCAGCGCCCCCAGCGAAGGGTTCGACATAGCAATCGTGAGCGGGGAAAAACGGGAAAATCTGATCGGCCAAGCGGCGCTTGCCACCTTGCCAGGGGATGATGGGCATTGCCATTCGTGATGCGTTCCGTGTTAACGTCGCCTCGCCTGTACAGGTGGGGCGGCCTCGGGTCGATCACGGGGTATATCCGTGCTTCGGCTGTCAGTCAGCGAACTCGCGATTCGCAGACTGTCGCCGTCTCTTTAATAATTTTGACTTTCAGCGGATTGGAAGCGTCATGACTATCAAAACCGAAAACTTCATCATCGGAAATGTCACGCCAAGCATGGCAACTTCCAACGAGATTTCGCGCGAGCCTAAGGCTCCGCGTGTCATGGGAATTGAATCTGCCTTCGTGCACTGCTTGGTATGCAAGGAATACTGGACTGCTACTGCACACAAGAAAGGTGCGATCAATACAGTCGCCGAAGGGCTGGCACTGATCGAGTGCCCTGAGTGCCACACATTCGAGGACGTGAATATCGAGCTACTCGTGCCAGGCGCGTAATCGGACGAGTCTGCTCCCCGTAGTCGTCTTGGCTTACATTAGAACCGAGCTTCTAGACGTCGCTCTGATTAGAACGCCGGAGACACCAACTTCCATCCGTCGCGCAATTGGCCGGTAATAGTGACCTGCGCACTCCAAACAGCACCATTTTCGTCCAGCGCAAGTACGTGCTGCAGGCCGCCGGCGATGGGCGTGGTCGTGATTTGGATAAATTTAGCGTGCATAGCTGCTCCTCTTAGAGCAACTATTTTGTCTTATTCGAAGCGGCCCGCCAAGGCACCGCGCGAATGTACTCGGGCAGCAGGGGTACAAATCCGAACTCAATCCAGAATTCCCACCCGTCAGCCATCGGTTGCGGCCGGCTGCCCATAACCCGAAAATCGTGCGCTCCCGCGATCCTGGCCATTACCGCAGTCGGATGTCCTTTCTCTCCGTAGTACTCAGCGGTGAGAATCTCGTAAAAGACGCGTGCTTGTGAGCGGTTCGCGGGGTTAATGGCCTTGGGGTCGATCGACATTCGCTTCCTACGCCTGGCGAGACGCGATCGTCCGAAGCCGTCTCGCCGCCTTAGTTTCGATCCGCAGCAGCAGCCCATCGTGTTGATACACAGGCTTGGCAAAACGCTTCGTCGCCCGCTTGGGATCCAGATCGGCGAATGTTGCCCGCGCATGAGCAAAGCTGTCAAACATCTGGACGCCGTGCCCCGTTGCGGTCACTGCACCGTTGACGACGCCCACGATGATTACAGTCTTCGCTTCCATCCTAGACCTCCGGTTCGTGCGCCGAAATGAACACCCGAACCTTACCGCCCGGACATGGCGCAAATCGTTCGACAGACAGCACATCGATCAGGCTGTCGTCCTCGAACACGCTTGCATGTGTCATGCCGTCCAGTAGCGCTTTGAGCATGTTGTCCAAGTCTCTCCGCCGCCGGTCTGGCGGGAAGGCCTGTATATGCACTTCCAAGCGACCTTCGGGGGCGCGCTGCGCTCCAATCCGAGATGCCAGGATTACCTTGCGTCGATACTCTCGACCCTTCTTGCTGATCAGCGTACGACCTGACAGTGAACCCACATTAGGCGATCGATAGTAGGAGTTCAAGCTGGGCGGAAAGGGAAGTTCGAGAACAACCATGCAAGCCCCAGCCCAGAAATGCAAAAGGCCCGCTGCGTGGGCAGTGGGCCTTGTGTGCGTTGGCGCAATTACGCACCGTATCGATTAACAGTGATTCTGCCGCAAAAAATCACAACAGTCAATTTTTACGCATCATCGCGACAATGCGTTAGCGGCCGCCCACGTTTCGAAGCGGATCGATCCATCGGGATCCGCCCGGCCTCGCGTGAATCGCTCGCCATCCGCATCTAACCGCAGATCCGGAAACACCTCGAGCGCGGCGTCTTCGCTGGCGAATCCTTGCGATCCGGATCCGTCATCGGTCAGTGACCCATCGACGGCCCCCACTACCAAGACTCGCGCTTGCTTCTGTTTACTCATACAACCTTCTCCTGTGATTGGACGCTCAGTCCGTGAAAACCATCTGCGCTGCTTCAAGGCGGCGTTCAATTCGGCGCATTGCGCGCTCAACCGCCCCCATGGACATTTCGTCAATCCGGGCGCCACGTGCGCCATGCAAGTAGCGGCGGACGCGCTGGTGGTGATTGGTTGCTGTGTTCTGCGCCACATTGCATCGCTCGGCAAGATCCGCGAGGACGACCTTGTGTCCGAAGCAGCGGCTCACGATGCCTAAGCGAAGCACTCGGTGTGAGATGCAGCCAGCGAGCGCGCTGGACACTACATCCTGGCTGATGGCATGAATCGCGGCGTGCCATTCAGGATTGATGCGCCAAGCGTCGTCTTTGCCGGCCGGAGACTGTCGCGGCAACTGGTGTGGCGCGACGCTAGCAATGACAAAGGCCTGATCGAGCGGGGACAGCTCGCTGATCTCCCGGCGGATCATTCCAGCCTGCGCGGCACCATCAAGGCCAGAAAGCCCTTTTCCAGAGCCACCGGCCGGGCCGTACGCGAGCCGGTTCATCAAGGGACGATCGTATTGCTGCATCGAGTAATTCAGCGCAAAAGTAATCGCGGCGTGTGCGCTGGCGAACAGCGGCTCGTTCAAGTTTGCCGTGGGGGCGTTCATACGTTCGACTCCGGATAGGACGACTGCGATATTGAAATTAAGCGGGGCTGGCACTTCGATCGAGCAGCCAAGAGAGCGAGGGACGCAGGCAGCCGATATGCGGGGCGAACGCTGGGCTGGGCCGCGCGGACAACCTCGCCTTGATATGGCTCGATAGCGGGCTTTTGCCGCTTTTGCGACAGCTTCCCCTCGCCAGCGCGTGCGGCTGGCGACGGTGATCGCTGATCCTCGATGCGATGCACGCGGATGCCGCCGGCCTTCCTGCGCAGCTTCACCTTTCGGGCGAGAGGGACGGCCTTCAACGGTACTAAGGGGGCGAAACCAACTGTCTGCGCGCCTGGATTTTTTGGCAGCCGATCGATCGCATGTCGCACTGCAGCGACGATCCAGCGATCCCATGCATGGCGCCAGCTTTTGCCGCGCCGCGCAACGTCGGTGCATGCGCATTGCCAGTCGCCTTTGCCCAAGCGGCGGATGCGCGGGCGCTTCGTCAAAATCGGTTTGATTATCATGCTGCCTGCCTCTCCTGGGCTCGCTCATAGCAATTGATCAATATCTGGTGCCACTCGTGGCGCTGCTCGCTTCCATCAGCGAAGACATGCCAATAGGTGGCCCTGCAGTACTCCACCTCCGCATCGCTGAGCTCGCGCATCTGGCGTAGCTCTGCGAGGCGCTTTTCCACCTTCGCTGGTAAAGCCCGATCGTTGTTTTGTTCCATCACTTACCTCAACACCCTATCCATGCATGAACCCGAGCTGGACAGACCTAGCCCATCCCTGAGAAGGCCTTCACATGAACCGTCGCCGTGTCATGACCCGCCAGCCGTTCGGTCTCGGGCGCTAGCTTCGCCACCCTTGCTCCTGTTTCAGACCTGATCCCACGGTAGGAGCGTCTTCCCATGCCGCCGCGGTTAATGAAAGTCCCACCGGCATGGTGCTGGCCGCGCTATTGGGTCAACATCGGAGGCATGTCCGTAGAAGCTTGGAGAGCGCGAACACACCGCCGCTCTGATGGAGGTCATTGGCATCTTGGCCAACGGTTGATGGCATTGCCCAAGGAAGGCCTGTCTGGGTGGCGTAGCGCTCACCAGTGCCGCTTTCGTCGTTGTCTGCGATGACATAGCGACGGCCTTGCAACTGGCCAGCTACGTGCGCTAGGTTGCCCGCAGAGAAGCAGACGACTACTCGCGCTTGGCGATACATCGATTTGAGGGCGGCGCGGACGCTGAGTCCGGTGGCAAAACCCTCGCACAGCCAGAATTCGTCACCGGCGCCAAGCATGTACACGCCACCTTTAGCCGCGCCCCCAGGCATGAATTTCTTCTCGCCAGTCGCATCGATCCATTGCAGGCTCTGCACGCGGCTGTAGTTGCCCACGCTGCGCATTGGCACAACCAGGCGGCCGTCGTAATCGATTAGCGCGGTTTCCTTCGGAAAGCCCTTTCGATCGAGGTAAGGGTGCGAACCGGTTCCGCACTGCAGGACGATCTCCGCCGCACGTAACGCAGCAGCGTCACGCTTGTGGCTCTCCTGCTGCATAAGCGCCGCCATATCGACGCGCGCCTGAGCCTTCACAACCTCGTTCTTCTCGTCGGCGAACCACATCTCGGGGGCGTCCTGCGTCCCCCAGTCCTGCACCCATCCCCATGCGCCCGTGCATTTGTAGGCACCGTTGCGCGAACGAGGATGCGATTCGGTTGCGCAGCGGTGGATACGGCCGTCGTCCATCAGATCGCGGATCAATAGGCCATGGGCTCGAGCGAAATCACGAAACAGCATGATTTAGCCCCTTGCCCTTCGCCTTGCCCTTTGCCCAGCGGATGATGTTCGACTGAACTCTAGACTTCACTTCCCGACTGGGTTCAAGTGCAATGTCCGTCGAGTACCCGGTCTTCGAAAAGTGACCATAGATATTGTTGAACTGACTCTGCGCGAAGCGTCGAGCAGCATCGAAGTCGCCCCCCTTCCGCTCCCAAGCCAGGCCGCAGATCTGACGCCAAACGCTTTCCTTGTCTTCGAGAAACGCGGGCATTTTCGATTTAACTGGCGCTTCGTGACCAACCGCTTCCATCACACCTGCAACGTTCTCGACCATATTGAGCCGAAGGCGCTCCTTGCCGCATGCCGGGCAGGCGCTCATAGGACTTGGAAATACGTAGCCGCACGAGCACGACCACTGCTCCTTCTCTTTCGGTGTTGGCTCCTTGCGGGCCTTAGCGTCCAGCTGACCATTGCTCAATTCTGAAAGACCGTGTTCAAAGACTTTCTCGACGTCGTCTTTGAAGCGGAGCAAATTGCCGGAGTGGTCGAGCCAGAGGCCAAACTCTTTACCGGGGGACTTGCGCATGACCCGGCCCATCTGCTGGATATGGCTGGACAGACTCTTGCGATATGGACGAGCGGCAATCCCGCAAAGAATGTCCTTTACATCGAAACCCTTAGTGAACACTTCGCACGACACCAAACCGTCGATCTCGCTATCCGACTTCTTAAACTCTTCGATGAGCGCGCGGCGTTCGTCTTCGTCTGTGTCCTGGTAGCTGATCTGCTGGAAGTTGTAGCCGGCAGCGTTGAACTGGCGGCAGAGTTCGGCGCCGTGCGCCACCGTGGCGGAGAAGACGATAGTTTTTACGGCACGTCCGAAGTGCAGGTACGTTTTGCTTTGCCATTCAGCGACGATGTCGCCGACGATTTTGATACCGCGATCGCCAGCCTCTTTGTCAGACCATTCTCCAGCCACGACCTTCGCGCCTTCCATGTTTGCAGCCTTCGCTGCGTACATCTTTAGCGGGGTTAGGTCTCCCGTATTTAGGAGCTCGTTGGTCGTGCACACGTTGACCAAGTTGCTGTAGATCTCGGTCAGTCCTTTGGTGAAGGGAGTCGCTGACAAGCCAATCACGTAGAGATTCGGGCGGCTTTTGATGAACTCAGCAGTCGCCCGGCGGATCTCGTGGCACTCGTCAACGATCAACAGATTGAGATCGTCGGGGAAGAAGCCGCGCTTCTCCAGGGTTTGTGCCGAGCAGACTTGAATTGGCTCGTAAGCGCGCCGGCGCCAGTGGCCACCTTGGATAATGCCGTGATCAATACCGTAGAAGTCCAGCGACTTGCTTGTCTGATCCACGAGGTTCACGCGGTCGACCATGATCGCGCATCGCTTCCTGTTCGCCGCGGTCAGCTTCAGGAGATGCGCTGCTACTACCGTCTTCCCGAAGCCTGTCGGCGCCATGAGAATCTGGGCACGGTGGCCATCAAGAAACCCTTGGTGCAGCGCGTCCACCGAAGGAAGCTGGTACGGATAGAGCTCGATCTCGCGCGCCATCATGCGGCCCCTTTCTTGTCGGCCGCACGCTGGGCGCGCTTGAGCTGCTGCTTCAGCTGCGCGTTCTCGTTCATCAGGTGATCGCGCGTCTGCTCTACAGTCTGTGTGTAGGTGCGAAGTTCAGAAATTCGAGCGAGGACATCCGGGTCAACGGACAACTGAAGCCGCGCGTTCTCTTCTTCGAGCTCGGCGTTGCGCCCTTCGTATGCAGCTTTTATGTCCTCTAGCTCTTCGATGCGCGCACGAAGCTCTTCTATCTCGGGCGCCGACTCAGTTCTTGGAGCCAATGCTCGAGGCGCTTTATCTCTTGCTGCTTGGCGCAGGGCGTCCGGGCCTTTGGCTGCAAGCGCGGTCTGTTCGCCTTGCGGCAGATCGGACAGAGCGACCGCTGTTTTTAAAGAGATTGCCCCTTTCTTCACCTCTGCTTTGATCTCGGGAGCAGCATTCTGCTCGACCTGCTTGGCATGCTGAATGGTCCGGCCTGTCACGCCTACGGCCTTTGCCATGTCTGCGTTTGATCGCTCGGGACGGGCGGGCGACTCTAACGGCGCGGAAAAGGGTGAACTCGGTTCACCCTTTTCAATCGGTGGCCGGTGTGACGGCTTCCAGTCCCAGAGCTGCACTTCGATGAGCGCCCAGGCACCAGCGCTAAGGTGCCGGCGCTCTTTGTTCTGTGCCCGCACGAACGCGACGGGGTCGACGGCACCAAGCTCTACTTCCGGGCACGCCATACCGAGCTCGACGCTGGCGCTGTAACGGTGCCAGCCGTCCAAGACCATACCTTCGTAGATCGTGATCGGATTTTGAACGCCGATGTCCTCAACGCTGTCTTTCAGCGTTAGGAAGTCATCTGCAGACATGGGCGGAAATGCCGCCGAGAGAGGATGCTGCTTGTAGGTCACTTACGCCCCCTGAATTCCTTCGGGTCGTACGACGCCGTACGCACGCGCTCGGACCGCCGGTCTTGCTCGGCTTTTTTCTTTGAGCTGCGATCGCGCCATGCATTGCGCAAGCCAATGGCGATGAGCGCCACAATTGCGCCCAGACAGCCACCAAACACGGCGAGGACGTAGCGATCGTCAAACATCGGTCGGGCTCACTTGGATCGCGCCAGGTGCTGGGGGCGTGCGCGTATCGCCAGGCACATGCTCGGATGAAGCCGCGACAGGGAACAATTCGGGGTGCTTCTCAGCTAGAAAGGCGTACCAGCCAAGCGGAATACGATTGCGCCGCCAAAGCGACACCGCCGCGTTGGTGAGGTTGCACATGATCGCGACCTTAGTAGTCCCGCCCATCGCGTCGATCAGTTTGGAGTGTTCAGTGTTCATGCCCTAACCCTTAAGTGGGATGGGCTTTACTTTAGAACGCTTAACAGTAGAATGCAAGCCTTCTTAACATCTATTTCATTAGAATCCTGAACATGAACGCCCTCTCTGATCGTATCCGCCACATCCTGGACGTCTCAGGCCTCAATGCCACTGAGCTTGCAAAGGCCGCTGGCGTCACGCGCGCGACTGTTTCCATGTGGATGAGCGAGGAGATCAAATCGATCAAGCTCGACTATGCGCTGAAGATCGGTGAAGCTACTGGCTTCGATCCGCTGTGGATAGTTCTTGGGAAGGGAGAGCCGCGAATGGCCGACCACGACAAAGCCAAGTCTGAGCAGTCCGATTTCGTGCCAGTACGAAAGGTCATGTTCAAAATATCCGCCGGCATCGCTGGCTTCGCGGTCGACTATGTCGACAACGGCGACGGCAAGCCTGTCTTCCTCCCAAAGCAATGGCTGGAGAAGCGAGACCTTCGACCAGAGCAGTTGTATGCCATTGAGGTCAAGGGCGAAAGCATGACGCCGTCACTTCGAGAGGGAGACATTGCCGTAGTGGACACCGGCGACGTGCAGCGGCGCGATGGAGAGGTGTACGCGGTTAATTTCGAGGGGGAATTGACCGTGAAGCGGCTGATCCGAGATAGTAGTCGCTGGTGGCTGGCCTCTGATAATCCCGACCAGATCCGGTTTGGCCGGAAGATGTGCGATGAAGGCACCTACCTACTTGGCCGCATCGTTTACAAGCAGAGTGAGTACATCTGAGGCGCACGCCTTTTAGGCGATAGAAAACTTTCGATTGCTTAGAGTTCTTGACAAAGAAATTTAGATAACTTAAATTTCGTCTACGCCATTCGCATTAGCGTCCGGCCAAAAAGAAAGGCCTCCAATCCTGTTAGCGCAGGTGGAGGCCGATCAATCAAACCAACAGTTAGCGCTGCTGGTTCAACCTGGCACATGGAGTCAAGCCATGCCCAAGCAATCGAACCGACTTTCGTCGGACGGTATTTCTACGCCTGAAACTTTATCAGCTATCGCACAAGATGTAAATACATCCAGTGCCGAGTCCGTTTTCACTGCTGGCCGCACCCATCTTGAAGCTCAAAAGGCTTGGATCGGGCTCGCCAGCCCACACCCCCACCTTCAAGACCGCGCGGCGGCAATCAATACCGCGGCGTCCACGTTGCGCGTCATTCTCTCGCTCATAACCGAGGCTCCGGCTGGAACCATTGACGAGCTCGGCGATCTTGCACGTGAGAATCTCTATTCTCATCTGAGCGGCATCGCTTTCGACATCGAACTGATGTCCGATGGCGAAGTTTGGTCAGCGGCTGAAGGGGTCTTGTCATGACCTTCAATACGCACCCCCTGACAAGCGACCCTTGGGCACACGAAGGCGCACCAGAGTTCAGCACAATTCGGACGTCGCATATCGGATCGGTGAATCGTGCAACCACTGCCATTCACGCCATCGCGCGAATCGCCGGCAACAGCGTCACCTCGCCGGACTCGACGGGGTCTGATCCGTTGCCGGCATACGTGGTCAACGCCCTCCTCGGTGGGATTGAGTCACTTTGCGACCACATCTCATACATCACGGAAGAGATGCAGGAGATCGCAGAGATGGTGGCGAAATCGAATGGAGCTCAAGAATGAATCGAGGCCAATTGATCGCGTCGCTTGAAACTGCCCGGGACGGGCTATGGAAGATGATGGGCTGCCTTGAGGCGCTTTGTGAGCGAAGCGACGATGCGCAGTCGCATGCGCTGCTTTGTGCCGCGAGGACCGTTTGCTCAGTACATCTGGAAATGGCCGACGATGCCATGAGTGTGGTTATGCGCGACGAAGGTAGCGCTGGAGACCCGACATGATGAGCACGAGAAAAGAGGCCGACCTTCAGACAAAACTCCACGCGCAGCAACGCCGTACCCGCTTCGAGCGGCGCCGAGCGGATGAACTCTTCGTCCAGCTTACGGAGGCGACTCGCCAATTGGGTCTGATGAAAAACGCTGACCCTGAGGCGGCTGCATTCGTGGACATGCAGGGGCGCGCAGCAACGCTTGCGACAGCTCTACAAGCGCTGATCAACCAATCTCGAAGAATCGCTGGGCGCTCTACGACAGCGGCGGACTATGCGCAGTCGGTGCTGGACAGTGCTGGAACTGTGGTTAAAGAGGTTGCGGCATGAAAACAGACAATCAATCTCTTCGCGCGCTATTCGCGCTTCCACCAGTCCGGGAAAGCCACGACACCGCAATCACCGTCCCCACAATACCGCAGCAGCGGATTGTGACGGGTGACCGCGAGATTGACGCCGTCCTGTGGTTGCATCAAGTCGTTGAAACCGGAAACCCTGCCTTGATCGAAAAAGCCACGGAAGCAATCAAGCGAATCTCGACGCCTATGAAGCAGATCGAAACGCGCTACTCCAATCTATTGAAGCAGCACCCGGACACGCACGTTTTCACACTACTGCTCGCCACGATGAACTTCGGTGATTTGAATTTCCGTGCCAAGCGTGCGATCAAACGGGCAACAAGCAAGCACGAAGCACTTTCCCGCTTTGGATCTATCGATCAGCTTTTTGCGTACACGCCAGCAGAAACTGCATGTGTGGCGGCGCTCGATGGAGTCAAGCGAGGAAAGTCGTGGTTTTACGATGAAAAGAAAGCGGCAAAAAAGTTCGGCCTCGTTCACACGCTGGTGCCGGCCACTATTTCTGACTGCCTTCATGTCCAAGGCTATTGGAAAAGCCTGTACCAACTACGCAATGCAGTCGAGTCTCATGACGCCGCTCTGGAGGCATACGCGCACGAAACGTACGCGTTTGAGCTTATGGCGGTAATCCCGCCTGCGAACGGGGGCGAAGCATTGGCAGCCTTCGATCACATAGAAGCCGAAGAAAGGCTGGAGAACAGCGCCTCTCCAAGAATCCTCCGTAATTTGGTCGTCAGCGGTTGGTTTCGGCACGGAGAGCGCAATGGCCAATAAGTACACCGTTACTGCCTGGAATCGTCTTAGCCCCTCAACTCGATACCGCGGGCGAAGCCTTGTACGAGCGGCCTACGAACTCGTCCTGGCTCGCCGTCAGCGCTACCGGCGCGTCATATTGGAGGTCGAATGATCAGCGAGGCACTTTTAAAACTTGAAGCGCTGCGCCGGCCGTGCTTGGTGCGCGCACTCGAACGACGGTGGCCTGGCTGCAATGCGCACATGAAGCGGAATGTCGCAAGCAACACCTTCCAACTCGAATACAACCGCCGATCGCCTGCAGGTGAGTCTGGCGAGATCAGTGCGTTCGAGGCTGGTTGGGAAGAAGCGCTGCGCGAAGCCCGCAACATGCTGGCAGCGCTAAGCCCTTTTGAAGATGGCGAGAAACGCCACCAGGCAGCGATGCGGCGCGCCCAGGCAGCCAGATCCGAGCTTGAAGGCCTATTCGAAAAGGAGCCGGAATGATCCTGCGCTATGATCGGCGTTCCACTGGAACAACGGTGGACGGGCGTGGAAACCCGATTGCACCAGGCGCACGAGCGCCGCGCGTTCATTCGCAGCGGCTTTTTCGTGCCCATCGCTCCTGCACGCCTATGGCGGCGCCGGGCGGGGCCAGCTTCGGCTGGGCCGACACCTGGTGCTCGGTTTTCCACCCCCGTCCGTGCGCTGCCGCCCCCAATGCTGCTGCGCACCCTACCGATCTCCGGAGGGTGCAATGAACCTCAACTTTCGACCCGTCGTTTGGGTCACGATCGAGAAAGCGTCCGAGTTAACCGGCCGCTCAGTCGATTCGTTTCGTCACCTCATCCGCGACGGAAAGATGATTGAAGGCACCCACTGGAAGTGGTCACCCGACAATCGCAAGCACATCAATCTTGAGGGGTACGACGAATGGGTCGCACAGAGCAATTCGAAGGGGTCTACCCGCGGGAGACGTCCATCCTCGTCAGCTTTCACTGGAAAGGCAAAAGGTATCGTGAGCGTGTAGCGCTGGCGCCTACCGTAGCCAACCAGCGCGCCGCTTACCGCATGCGGGACGAAATACTAGTTTCGATTCGCATAGACAAATTCACATGGGACGACTTCGCGTCCTACTTTCCTGATTCACCCCGCGTTAAGAGCGGAGTGGCGGCGGCAAAACCTACGTTCAAGGCGATCGCGGAGAGGTGGCTAGTCCTCGCCGCCCCCGAGCTCGCGAAGACGACTTATCGCGAGTACGAAAACGTCCTGAAGCGGTATTTTTTCCCCCTCTTTGGACATCGGGCAATCGCCGACATTGCCTATGAAGACTTGGCTGTCTACATGGCTGGCCTGAATGTTAAAAGCGCGAAGACCTTTAACAACATCATGACGCCCGTCAGACGCGTATTCGATTACGCGATCAAGACGAAGCGAGTGCAAGTCGACATTACGCGCGAGATCGACAGCCGACGCGGGCAGAAGCCGCCGCCGGATCCGCTTGACCTCACAGAGATGGATATGGTGCTCGATCGAATCCGCGAGCGCTATGACCCCCAGTGGCTGAACTACTTCGAATTCGCCTTCTTCACCGGATGCAGGCCATCCGAACTGATCGCGCTGAAATGGGAGAGCGTCGACTTCCGGCGGCAGCAAGTCCGAATCGAAGCAGCGCGCGTGCGATCGATCGACAAAGACACCAAGACACACACCGCTCGAGACATCGACCTTCAGAGCCGGGCGCGGGACGCTTTGCTGCGGCAGAAGGCGCACACATTTTTAGCCGATGGCCATGTGTTTACGAATCCGGTGACGGGCGAGCGTTTGATGGATACATCGCCGGCGGTGCGCACGGTGTGGCGCCCCACATTGAAAGCCATTGGCATCAGAAATCGAGATGCGCGGCAAACACGCCATACCTTCGCGACGATGTGCCTACACGCCAATATGAACCCTGGCTATATCTCACGCCAGATGGGGCATACGAACGCGCGGATGTTTTTCGAGGTTTATTCGAAGTGGGTGGATGCGGACGCAAGCGATCGGGAACGACTGAAGCTGGATGCTCTATTTACACGGACATCGATGTCAGCTTCGACTGAAGGCGGCCAAGAGCCTATTGCTCAACATCGCCATGGGTAACGGCTGAGCGCCCACTACCGTTTGCATCGCTCTCGTTCTTGCTCTGTTTGGACTTACTAGTTCGAGCGACTGTTCGATTGCGGGACGCTGCACCACGAGGATCCGAAAGTATTTTGCCGACTGGGAACAGATTTCTAACCACGATGAAAAACACTGCGATCACGTTCAACGTGACACCCGAGATTAGGGCAATCAAGACTTTGGACTCAAGCGCATCGAATCTTTGGAATATATGCGTCGGATGAATCAACGACAAAAACTGTTCAAATGCAAAAAAGACCGCCTTGAGGAAAATCTGCGCTCCGATTGTGGCGAAAAGCAGTGTGAGAGCCAGCTTTGCAAACTTATAAGCTTTATCCGCATAATCGCCGCGCATACCCAACGCGTGACGCCGCTCCGCAACTTCGATTTCGACATCCTGCGCCATTGGTAAATCTTCATACGATCGCTTCTCGTCCTCTGCGACCATGCGTGCGTCTTCGCTTCCGCTTGCAACGTCGTCAGGGGTAGGAGAATTTGCCCGAATGCTCTTAAAAATAGGGAGCGTGCGACTCGCAGGTTGATTCATATGGCGCCCTGAATCTCCGCAGCTATTTCTTCTTTGATCAGGGAGTCTGGAATCTTCGCATTTGACCCTTCCGTACGTGCCCAAGCGCTGCTTGGGCGGTGCGACATAATGGAAAGTTCAACCCCACTAAGCCTGCCGTATTGGTCCAACACGCGTTCCAGCAGATTCCATGTCCACTCGTCCGACCCCTTCACGGTCGGTGCAACGCTGCGGCTTGGATCGTTGCTAGATGGCCTCGTGCCCGGCTCCAAAATTGGCTGTGCGCCATATTGGCGAAATTCATAATACACAGAAGGAACGACCGGCCCGTAGTCCCACTTCTGAAAGGACTCGACAATCAGCGGCTCATCGCGCAGGGCAAGCGACCAAGCGTGGGAATAGTAGAGCAGCTTCTGCAGCTGCATTGGCGTGATGCCGGTGCCTCCCCGCTCCTCATCCAGTTCGATCAAGGCATTGGCGATCGCGAGTGCCGTGTATGCCAT